TTCAACGGCAGAGTATTTCCAGGCGACTTCGACCATCACTCCAGCGCCACCGGCAACGGCGATCAGGTTGGACCGCAGGGGTGCGTTGCCAGTGAGGCGGACGGCGATCCGCTGCGACGCCTGAACATCCTCGATCCGTGGGATTCGCAGTTGTCCAAGAGTCGTGACGATCTTGTTGATCGCGGCTGCGTTGTGGTTCCATATCTCCGCCTTCACCGGGTCGCCGGAAGCCACAAACAGGGCGTGCTGGAGTTGGCCGATCATGTCAGCCCCCCAGGCGCGCCAGAAGGCTTGATCGCCTTGATCTTGTCGTCCTTATCGACCAGATGGACGGTCCAGCCGTTGATGTTGACTGACCCGCCGACGTTAAGCGCCTTCTCTCGCCACTCGTACGCCCTCTTGATCTCGTAGGTGTAGTGCCCCGGTGTGCCAATCTCCACGAAGTCGGGCGGCAGGATACGCACAGCGTCGGTGACTGCACCGATTGTCGTGAATCCCCCGACGCCCGCCATGAAATTGCTCGGCTTGGTCGAGGTGTATTCGATGCGGAAGATGTGGGAGCACGGCACGTCGAAATCGAAGAATACCGGGGTGCCGTTGGGGTTGCGCATGGGCTTTTCGCCCTGCACGGCCAAAGAGGCTCCATCTTCCCGGAGGAACCTGCGGACCTGCATCTTGAAATCGTTGGACCATGCCACCACTGGCGGCTTACCACCCTGGAACGTCGTGTCTACGTCGGTGTTGATCCACGTGATGTAGACGATCGCCGCCGTCCCACCGTCGAGCATCTTGGCGCGGACGCTGCCGATCTCCATGTTCTGAACGTTCGGATCGCCGTGCCCACCCTCTGCCGCAAGGGCCGCAGCCTTGGCCTGCTCGACCGCCTTGGCCCCGACCCCAGTGGATAGGCCATCGACATAGACGGTCTGAATCGCACGACGCGGAACCATGTCGCCAGTGCGAAGGTCCAGCACGCGCTCATACTCGACGGACGTTATGACGTTCGCTCGTATACCCATTACACAAACCTCGATACGTCGTCGCCGCCTGACCGAAGCGCCATCTCACCGTTGAGCGCCAACAGCAGATGCTCTACGCGCTCAAGGGAGCGGGCCGACGATTCGGCGGAGGAGGCGATCCGGCTAAGAATCTCACGCTGCTCCCGAAGCTCCGAGACGATCTGCTCGTCCGACTTGGCCCGCTCCTCAATCGCAAGTGGCGGAGCCGGACGGTCGGACGCAGGAGCCGACGGCTGACTGGGCGATGGCTGCGGTTCATCGCGTGGCTCGGGAGCCTTGCGCTCCTCGAACTCCACCGCAGCTTTCTCCAGTTCCTTGATCTCCCGATCTTCTGGACTCCAATCGACCGGTGGTGCAACGTCTGGCTTTGGCGACTCGATCTCTACCGGGTCCAGCGGCTCAGCGACCTTCGGCTCCTCCGGCTTGTTCTCAGCCAGCGACTCCTTGAGTTGGGCGATGGTCGCCGCGAGGGCTTGGATTGCCTCCAGAAGCTCCCTGCTGGGCTCCGGTCGCTCAGGGGGACGCTGGGATGTCTCTGCGACAGGAAGCGGCTGTGGAGGCTCTACGCGGGACTGTGGGGCAGCAGGCAATGGCGCGGCTGGCTCCGAGGGCTCCAGCAATGAGCCGTCGTCATCCCCCGGTGGGAGTGGCAGGCCGTCTGGCCCCTGCGTTAAGTCGTTGTAGTTAGCCATCAGGAGATATCGAAGTCGCTGATGACGCCCGAGAACTGGAACGGAATGACGCCGCCGGTCGTGTAGTCCACGTCAGACCGCAGGACCGAGAGCAGTGCATCTCCGGTCAGCGTCTTGCCGTTGTCCAGTACGAGGTTGGCGTCGAAGTGGAGAATGTCGAACGGAGTGTTCGCCTTGCTGATTGGACCGGTCAGCCGGAACGGCGTCACCAGATCGTGCGGGCCGCCACGGTTGAAGTAGATTCCCTGCCGCGTCGAGTCGAAGATGCACGCAGCAGAGACGGTCCCCGTCCCGAACGGGAACGTGACGGTCGCCGGTGGCTCGGCATGTTCAAACTCAAGTGGCGTCTCATCGTTGAGCAGGTGCCCGCGCAGTGACCCGCCGTAGCTGACCTTGGTGTAGGCGAAAATGGTCTTGGGCAGCGGATCGTTGGCGGCGGTGACGTTGATGAGCCCCATGTTCCGCTGGAGAACCACCTGCGAGACTCGGGCCTGGATCGCGCCTTCGACCCCACCGACTCCACCCGGAGCGGCGTACTGGAACTCCCATGAGCTTCCACCATCGCCCGAGGTCTGGTACCAGCCGTGGCCCTCCAGCCGCATCACCTGTCGCTTGGTCGCCCGGTAGGCGGCGGCAGTGACCGTGGTTGATGGGGTTGTGTAGGTGTCGGTGTCGCCCTGCTGGGTGACATCCTGAGACGGGGTCTGGCGGTCAATGGCAGTGTCATCAATGCAGATGCGAAAGCCCTGCCCCGCGTTGTTGAAGCCGGTCAGGCTGCTGCCGGCAGCTACGGCGAAACTTGGAATGGCCATCGTTCTCTCTCCCCTCGTTCAAAGTCAGTTCTTGGTAGGTCTGGGCACAATCACACGCGGGTCGTTCTGTACGGGTCGATCCAAGTCGGGCCTGAACCCGGCGGCCACCCGGTCGCGGAACGATGTGTACGCCTGCCACCCCTGCTGCCCGTACATCGTGCGGGGGTCGGCGTAGACCAGAGCGGTCGCCGCCCCGAATCGCAGCACGGCGTCGGCGTACTGGGGCGGAAGGTTCAGGATCACACCTGATGGGCTGGATGTCCCAATGGTCCAAGACGTAAACGGCTGCCACCAGAACACCGTCAGCGTCATGTTGCCGCTGGGCTTCTTGTCGAACCACAGCCGGCTTGGGCCCTCGAAGGCAAGCATCGTCGGCTGCCCCGTGGGGGTTGCCCCATCGTGATATCTCTGGACGGTATGGAGCGGGGCCTGCTTGACGGCCTTGCCACCGATTGACGCCCAGATGAAGTTCTCCTCCATGAACCGATCCATCCCGGCGACGCCCTGGATGTTGAACGGATGGGCGGAACCGGCTGTCAGCGGCACGCTGGTCGTGCCGCGAATCGCGCGTGTGGTCTGGGCGAAGTCGTTGCCAGCGAACCGAATCGCGCGGTCCACGTTCTCCGGCCCGAAATGCCCATGCCCTGCCGGTGCGTGCAGCACGCCAGACAGCACCGTCTCTCTCGCTTCGGCCAGCGTCATGCTCATGGTCCCACCGTCCTAAAGTTCCACTGGTACCCTGCTCGTCCAACGCGACCTGACAGGATGCCGCCCCTCATGGGTCCGAGATTCGCCTGAGCCGCACCATCCATCCGCTTTAGATCGCGGACCTGCGTGCTCTGGCTCGCCTCCTCGACCTTGGAGTAGTCCCCGGTGCTGGTCGCTATTGCGAATGCCGCCACGAGTCGTCGCAGCAGGTTGTCGAACGAGGTGGGCACGTTGGCCACATCGCCGGGCAGCGACAGAGGCACCCAGCCGGACCGGTAGACGGCACGCATCGCCGCCGCGAGATTGGCCGTGGGGATCGGGGCGATCTCCAGCCGGGCCGATGTCGGGGTCTGTGACGGGCTGGCCTGCGTGGGGTAGGCGACCGCAGCGTGATAGCCGCAACCTGCGGAGGTAGACCGAAGATGCTCGATCATCTCCAGCGTCGTAAGGGTGATCCCGCTGCCATCCCGCATCACGAGCGATTCAAGCTCGCCGAACCCGAAGTCCCCCGGCAGTGCGACGTAGGGCTGATTTGCCACGAAATCCAGGTCCACCGGGGGCCTGAGTCGCCAGCGCCACGAATGCAGGCCGTATAGGTGTCGGCCAGCCTCATTGACGATCTCGACCGGGTCGATGCGCGGGTCCGGCGAGCCCCCGAGCGAAAGTTCGCAGAAGTCCACCAGCTTTCGCAGCGTCAGTGCGCCCGAGGACGCCGGCGCCGACGCGAGCGACCCATCGTTAAAGTTGAAGGTCTGCGGCATAACTCACGACGCCTCCACCGTGAAGGTGAGTGGATTCGTAAACTCGTAGCCCGATATCTGTGCCCACCGGTAATAAGTGCCCGGATCGAGATGCAGCGTCGGCGTGTTGCCGAACGCATCGGTCTTGACCGTCCCGGCCACGATGTCCTGCCCCACCGAGTCGGTCGTGATCCAGACGTCCGCGCCCGCCACCGGGTCACCAGCGGCGGTCTTGACGTTGAGCACCACGGCCTCTGCGCCATCGCCATCGGTGTCCAGCCCATCCACGCCCGCCTGAATGGCTGCGAGCTGGGCGTCGAGGTCTGGGCTGGCCAAGCCCACAGCGCCGCGAACATCGGCGGCGGAAAGGTTGTGAAGCGCCGCGATGGCTGCCCCGTTGGCGGCGACGGCTGCCTGCGTGACCTGATGCTCCGCGTCCGTCACCAGTGACGCCGAGAACAGAATCGCCTCATCGCTGATCCCGCCCACCGTCGCGGCAATCCGCACCCCCACGACATCGCCGCGCGCCCAGCCGGCGGGGATGGTCGCGCTGGCCCGGTAGCGCCCCACGCCGATGTCAGTGACAGTCACCGCCTCAGCCGTGTCCACTCCGTTGCGCACCAATGTCCCCGTTGGCAGGGAGTCCGCATCTGCAATCGACCCCGCCAGCGGCCGCGTTGTGAATTGAAACACGATGTTGTCGCCCGGCTTATGCACCACAGAGCACCCCCGAGGATTGCAGGGTTGGAGAGCTGAAGATCGACGACGTGAAGATCGATGCTACCTCGTCGCCGGTGACATCCCAGTTGATCGCGTTGTCGAGCTGGCCCCGGAGCGTCGAAATCGTCTGACCACCGGAGGAGTCGATCCACGACGCGTTGACGTTGGTAAGGCTCTGGCTCGCGCCGCCGGCCAGCGTCACGTTGCTGTAGGTGCCCGGCGAACTGGAGCGGAACGTAGCATTGCTGGCGGTCAGATTGCTGGTGACGGTGTAAGTTTGACCAGCCGCGAAGGTGACATCACGGCGTGCCCCAGCCGCGACATCGAGCGACTGCGCCTCCCAGCCGAACGAGCCGCCGAACGTTGAAGCGACTCCCGCGGGGACTGCCAGCGTCCCGAACCGCGCGAACGAGCCGAGAGTAATCGTCTGCGTCGTGTTGATCTGGATCGGGAGAGCGATGCGTCCGGTGGTCAGGGCACTGGTCGAGATCGTGCCGGCGGAGTTGATGTGCAGCGTGGACGTGCCTGCGATCTGGCCGGAGGTCATGGCGTTGGCCGTGATCGCGCTGCCGGAGAACTGGATCGGCGAGCCGTTGAAGGTTTGAGTCGTCGTGTCGCCCAGCCTGGCGAACGTGCCGGTGACGGTGAATGTAGATGCCAGAGTAACCGTCGCCGCGTCGGTTCGCATCTCGAAGTTGTCCCAACTGATGCCACTCGTATTGAGGGTCGTGCCAAATCGCACCACGAGCGTCGATCCTGTCGCAACCACGGTCCCGGCGGTGTACGTCAGGATTCCTGTGGAGTAGCCGACTCGCCCGGAGATGGTGATCGTCCCCGCGGTGTCAATCACGAGGTTGTTGCGAATGCCTCCACTGCTCAGGCTCGCACTTGCAGACCATGTGCCCGTTCCGACCAGCCTGATCGTGCTGGTGCCGGTTATGGTCCCGCTGGTCATCGCCGGAGCCGTCAGACTCCCGGACAAGACAAGATCGGAGCCGTTGAGAGTGTGAGTGCTGGTGTCTGTAGTCGAATCGAATGTCGCCGCGTTGAGCTGCTCAGTGAGAGTGCAGGTTACAGCGCCGCTGAGAATCTGCAAGTTGTTCCAGTTAATTCCAGAAACCGCGTATATTCCACCCGACAAAAGCCGCAACGTCGATCCGGTCGTGATCACGGTCCCGGCGGTGTAGGTGAATGTGCTGCTTGCGCCACCAGCGGCGAGCCGAGACCCAACAGTGATCGTTCCAGCCGTATTGATGACGACATTGCAGCGGAAGCCTCCGGAGTTTGAGGCGACGTTCGTGGTCTCAAACGTGCCGGTTCCGATCAGGCGGATTGTCGCCGTGCCGACGATGCTGCCCGTTGTCATGCTGTTCGCGGTGCAGCTTCCAGTCAGGTTGATGTTGGGGCCATTGATCGTCTGAATTACATTGGCTGAGGAGGAACTGAAGTTCCCGGCATTGAGATCGTCAGCAAGCGTGATGGTGCCTGTGAAGGTTGTGAGACTGATGGCCTGCCAGGCGATGCCCGCTGCATTGATGGTGGTGCCACTAGTCCCCAGCAGACGCAAGGTTGCTCCGGTCGCGATGACAGTCCCAGCCGTGTAGGTCAGGGTCACCGCGCCGTTGAATGCAAAGACGGATTGCACGGTGATCGTGCCGGAAGTATTGATTACGAGATTGACGCGAAATCCACCCGGATTGCCCGAGCTAACACCTGTTGTCCCCAGATTCCCAGTGCCGATCAGGTGAAACACTGTCGTTCCTGCGACTGCGCCAGAGGAAACAGATGCCGTGCAACTGCCTTGGACATAGAGATTGCGATCGTTGAACGTGCAAATCTGAGTTGTGCCGGCGAACGAAAACCCCCCGACGGTCCAGTCGTCGGCCAGCGTCACCGTGATGGTAAAGCCAGAGACATTGAGCGTCGTCGGCCAGGTCTTACCGTTAGAAGTGAGCGTGCCAGTCCCGCCCGAGCCCGCAATGAGGGTCAAGTTGGCCGATCCGGCAATGGTCATGGCCGGCGAAAGCGTCACCCCGGTTGTGCCGCTCGCAGTTTGGCTGCCAACCAGCAGTGCGGCGGTCATCGTAAGGGTGCCCGCGTAGTTCGAGCCGGACGTAAAATCAATCGTCCGGCAGTTGGACGAGACGTTGACGGTCAGGTTGCCGCTGCTGGCATCGGCGATCACGTCGTCGGCAGATGTAGGGACAACTCCGCCATCCCATGTGCCGGATGCGTTGTAGTTGCCGCCCGCGTTGCTCAGTCGGATCGTCGCCATTACTCAGCCTGCGCCTGTTCCTGTTCGAGTTTCCGCCGCTCGGTGATCGCGCGGTTCTCGATGCCCTTGATGATTTCCGCCTCGTCCTTGGGCTGGAAGTGCGGGATACTCACCTCGACCTCGCCAAGCTCGCCGAAGTCGTAGCGGACAACAGTCGTGATGGTTGTGTGTCGATTGAGGATTTCGTAGGTCATGGGTTACTCCAACAAACAGCCCCCGCAGCCATCAGGAGCGATGGCGCGGAGGCTTCAGGATTGGCCACCACAGATTGGCGATAGGTTGTCGGGGCGATGAGTCACCCCCTATTCGATGACGATATGGAACGTGCCGCTCTTGGCGTTGCCGCCTTGCGCCACCACGATCTTCACTCTCTCATTGGCGCAGGCGATCTTGTCCAGAACGGCGGTTCCGCCAGCGGCATACAGGGCCGCAGCCCCGGCGGTGGAATGCGTAGCCTGTCGAGGGGCTACCGTTTTGGATGCGTTGACATCGTTCTCCACCCATACGTCGGTGCCGGATTGCTCCAGCGTGATCGAAACGTCCACGCCGTCGGCGTAGGCGCCTTCCGACGCCTTGACGTATCGCACCTGATGAATCAGGCCGTAGATGGGACCGATGAGCGCTGTCGCCGCACCGTCCGCGTTCGTGGTGACGGTCACGGCATATCGTTGTGGAATGCGAGCCATCGGCGTACCTCCTAGTCAACTCACTCCGACTCAGCTTCCCACGTGCCCGTGAAGCCCAGCACGCTCCACTGGCCGGCCTTGGTGCAGAGGATGTGGATCGTCTCACCGTCGGCGTTGGCGGTCAGATACTTGCCCGCCGCGCCCTGAACACCGGTGGATGGAAGCGCAATCGTCTCGGTGCCGTTGGGGTCGATGCGAAGCTCCTGAGCGGCGCCGACGCGGAAGATGTATTCCAGGCCGACCACAGCCGCCGGAAGGGCGAACGTTACGGTGGCCGACGCGCCGACGGTCGTCAGCACCTTGCCGGAGTCCCCGGTGGTCACGGTGTAGTTGGCGGTCTTGGCGGTTACAACGCGCTTGGCGCCAGCAGCCGTGCCGGTGAACACGGCATCCCCGGTGACGGTCGGTGAAGCGATCGTGGGGCTGGCCGCAAGGCGGTCACGGATGATTTCACGAGTGCGGATCGGCGAAGGCATGGTCTTTCTCCCGTCCGGGTGTGGTTGCCATTCCAGCCCGACCCGGTCACGTAGAAGCTGGATGGTGAAAACCCGGCCACGCCGTCAGGCATGACCGGGCGGATGTGGAGGCACGAGACGGTGCATCAGGCCGAGGCCGCTCCAGCCGCGCCACTGAGAGCCAGCCCGTCAAACAGAACGAGCTTGCCACCCGGGACCGCCGAAGCGCCGTCGTCCTCAAGGGCGATGCCGACACTCGCGTTGCCATCGGCGAGGATGGCGACCGCGTGCGAAGCATTGACCGGCATGACCATCTGACCCTTGGTGTAGTTGGACGTGCCGGGGTTCTTGATCTTCACCAGACCACGGAGCTTGATGCGCCCCTTGGCGTCATCAGCGATGGACTGCATCGCAACTCCGAACGCCCAGCCCTTGAGATGGGCCGAGGCGGGCTTGACGAAGTTCTTGAACGGACCGGTGATGTCGTCCGTGATGGCGGGCGTGTCAGTGTCGGCGTCGGTCAGGTCAAAAGCGACCAGATCGCCCGCCGCGACAGCCGCGCCGGTTCGGTTCGTGGCGATGACCTCGCCATAGTGAAACGGCTCACTGGAAGGCCACGAGCCTTCGAGACTATTGATTGCCATTTGAAAGTTCTCCTTCGTTAGTTCTGAACATGAGCCCAAGAGAGGGCCGGGCGGTAACGGGCCCGCCCGGCCCCATTACTGCGATCAGACCGTCTTGACGTACCCGTGACGCTGCCGCGAGCAGTTGAACACGTTGAGCCACGTATCGACCCACACAACCATCGTGTCGGGCTTCGTGGGGGACGACATCGGAGCGCTGACCTGCATCCACTTTTCGCGGTGGAAGATCAGCTTGATGTGGTTCATGTTCAGGAACAGGTAGTGAGGCGCACCGGCGCTGAACACGGCGCGGTCATCGAACGCCTCGCACGCCCGGACCGGGATGTTGTTGAACACCGGGTCGGGATAGGACGGGTCTTGCGGACCTACGCGAGTCAGGTCGTTGTTGGCGCGGATGGCCTTCATGAACAGCCGACGCCCTTCCTTGTTGGTCAGGATGACGTGGCTGGCAAGCTCGGAGTCCGTGAAGTACCGCTCCGCGTTGGAGGGCTTCTTGAACTTGACGAGCTGGCTCATCTCGTCGAACGCGGCGATCACGCCGTTCTCGCTGTCCAGCGGAGCCGAAGCGGTGTAGCTGGCCGTCTGGTTGCGCCACTTGCTCTGGCTCGTGGGATTGACGCCCTGCACGGTCGTAAACCCTGCCGGGGCGAGCCCGTCGGAGGTCACGGACGCGAAGATTGAGTACGGGTCGGTCCCGTCCGACGCTTCCATCGCGCTGTGCGACGGCGCGGCGACCATCAGCCGCTCAAGTCGGTTGTACAGGTCGGTGTAGGCCGCCTTGTACTTGCTCTCCTTGAGCTTCTTGAACTGCTGGAACGTGGCATCGCCACTTCCACCCTCGTTCAGCATGATCTCCTTTTCGTTCCAGGTGATCGGAACGCGGACGAACCGCCAGGGCACCGAGATCGTGGACAGGTGATTGGTGTTCGTGACGGTGGCTTCTGCACCAGACAGATAGGTCGTGGCCTGACCGTTGGTGTCGAACAGGATTACATCTTTGATGCTCGACCCGCCCTGAACGTCCTTCTTGGCGCGGGAAAGCGCGTCGTAGGCTTCATAGTTGCGAAGTTGAGCATCATTGATGATCTCGTCCGGACCCGACAGCAGTGCCGGACCAGTCGTCTGCGTGAAGAAGTCGGTGAAAAGCGAAAGCGCTGCACCGGCCATAGTTTCTCCCTTTCGTTACGTAGTCTGCTCTACTGGGCCAGCGGACCGTAGTGCTTGGCGTATAGCTTCTGGAAACTGAGCCGTTCCTGCTCCTCCTTGGGGAGAGTCCGGCTGTTTTCAGAGGCCGCCAGCGTCGTTCTTGGCTGGCCCGCCTTTCGCTGTGTGCGATCGGCGAGCAGTTGGTTTCTGAGATTCACGGCGGTCGATTCGCCCAGTTCCCACCGCGAGGCTTCCGCGAAGGTTTCCTCGACGGTCTTGAACCGGCCCGTATCGGCCAGCGTGTCGTAGCGATCCAGCACACGCTGGAACGCCGCATCGTCGTTGAGGCCCGGGTAGCGGTTCGCAAGCCGCGCCCGTTCTGCCCGGATCGTCGCTTCGACAATCTGGGCCTGCATGGCCGCTTCCCGCGCCTGCACTTGGGCAAGCCGCTGCTCGTATTCGCTCTTGACCTGATTGACGACCTGCGTCGTAACGGTCGAAAGCGCTTCGGTCAGCGGGCCCTTGAGGGGCGCGGTCAGTTCGTCGGCATCAATGGGCTCCAGCAGCTTCTCAATGGCGTCACGAAAGTCCGGGTTCGCCGGAGCCTGCGTAGCCTGAGTCGCTTGCTGTGGCGCGGGCTGCGGCTGTGACGCCGTAGCCGACGGGTCGGATGGAGTGGCGGGCTGGGACTTTTGAGAAGCCTTCCATGCCCGATACTCGCGTCCGTACTCGTCCTGGTCGCGCTGCGCCTTGAGGCGCTTGAGACCCTTTTCGACGAACTGCACGGGGTTGGCCTTGAAGCGTTCCCGAAGGTCCGCCTCGTCATAGACCCCGTCTCGCTGGTAGGCGGCAAGCGCCAAGTCCAGCGACTGCTCGGGATTGATGCCAAGGACCTCAACGTACTTGGCAACCCCCTTGTCCCCGGTGATCTCCGACAGGTCGGGTTGGGCCGCCTCAGCGGGCGGGTCCGACTCTTGTACGGGTTCCGGCGACTGTTCCACGACGGCTGGCTTAGTCTCAGTGTTTTGCGGTCCCGCCATGAGCCGGTCAAAAACCTCGCGGTCCTTGTCGGTCTGGCTCGGGGTTGTCGCGGCCTGAGCGGCCTGTGGAACAACTTCTGCGGGCGCCTGCGCAATGGCAGGCTCCGCAACTGCGGTAACAGCCTCGGACATCTCTCTCTCCCCTCGGGGTTAGCGCCAGAATGGCGATCCCGGTTTCCCCTCGAACCTCAAAAATCCTTCGTCCACTTGTGGCCCGTGGCGGCCTCGGCGATCTTGCAAACCTCTCGCTCGTGGGCCCTGGACCGGATGATCGGGCAGCCGTAGTGGCGGCCCGGTTGCGTGACGCATTCAACGCCGGGGAGCCACTGCGGAAGGGACTTGCTGACGTAGGCGCAATCTTCGACCGACCCTACGATCCCGCCCAGTTGCGGCCTCGACCGGAAGTAGGTCTTGCCGTTGCGACGAACCGCCAGCCGGTTCCTGACCAGCGGCAGGTCCATAAGCTCCTCAGCGGTCAACTCAAGACTTAGGCGGTCGCCGTCGTCGGCGACGAACTCCTCGGCCATCGTGCTCTCTCCCCATAGCATTAAGCGCACGGACCACAGTGGTTTTGACAAAGACCTCTAGTTTTTTTTCTAAAAAAGCGTCCCCGCAAATCTGGCACGGCCCGGACACGCTCGCCCAGTGGCGACCGCACACCGAACAATCCACCCCGATTAGGTGGCGTTCGAGCATGGCTACTGGATTCCAGACGCCTCATACCCGCTCGTGCCGGCGTTTTGCCGCATGACCGTCCCGCCCCGGAAGCTGGAGCCGGGCATGGCGACCTCCCCTGAATCGGGTGCTGCGGGCATGGAGCCCATCCCCGCCGCCTCTTGGCCGGGAACCCCCATCTGCTTCATGCGTTCGAGCATGTTGTAGTCCACCCACTCGTCGGCATCGGGGATGTTCAGCGACTCGTAGATCACCCTCAGCGGCTCGCGCCAGTTGACGTGCGGCATGTTGGGCATCCGCTCCGCCGCCTGCACGAACATCTGGAAGGCGGCATTGACCCGGCGCTGGTAGACCGACTGGTTGGTGTGTTCCATGCTCATCGGGTCGATGCGGATCGACAGGTCGAAGAAGGAGAAACCACCGGGGCCGGTATGCTTGCCACCGGTGAAGGTTTCCAGCCCGTGCCGCTCGCCATCGGGACCGAGCGGGTGAATCTGACTGTCTGAGTGGAAGGCGTACCACGCGGCGGTCTTGAATACCTTCGCCACGCACCGGGCGTACACCCGCTTGAGCCCACCCATGCGGACCTCGGCTGCCTGCTGGCCCACGGCATCCCGTGTCGCAGTTACACCTTTTTCGGTGTCACCGAGCATGGCGCCCGATACGCCCGCGTCGGACCGTAGCTTGTCCCTCGCGTATTGGTTGTATTGGTACTGGGCGCCCGATACTCCACCAAGTTCAATCTGCTGTAGCTTGCCCGCAGCGTCATCGAGCCCGATGTATTCACCATGCTGGACGCTTCTGATTCTGTCGCCATCCCCGGATGTGATCGGACCGGCGACGAACCGCTTGTAGCTGGCCGCGTCACGGGCCGCTGCCGCCTCGTGGGCGTTGACGGCCTCAGCCTGCTCCGCTACCGCCGCAAGGGGCGAGAGGGGATAGGGCGATCCGGGAACCTTGTACGCCCCAAAGACGGTGTACGGCCCCCACGGCGGGCAGTAAGCGGGCCGAGGCTCCCTGATCCACAGCGCCTTCTTGGATACCCCGTCAGGCGTAGCCGAGACGGCCAGCGTGAAGATCGACCCATTGAACCCCGGCTGGTCCGTCTGGTGAACTTCGGGAACCCAGATATCCCACGCGAGGATTTCCCGGCGACGCGGAATGTCCATTGACCGGTAGTGGCGCTCCTCCCACTTGTCGAAGTCGGTATCGACCGCCAACCTCTCGACTTCCTCCCGGTTGTAGTCCGGGTCGTTCATCAAGTCCTCGTGATCCGCCCGCCACAGGTGCCCCATAAACCTCGGGCCACCGGCCTGCATCGGGTCATTGGTTCTGGCGGCAGAGTCCATCAGGAAATGGTGCGGCGCGATCTGGACCAGATACGGCTGGGTGGGGGCGAGGTCCGAGCCCTGATGGCCGGGCTTGGAGTCCTCGACGACCATCCCCACCCCGTAGGAGAACAGGAAGTCCATTGCGATATCCGACAATGGACTGGCAACTTCGTTGTCCTCCGACCAGCGATTGAGCGCGATTTCCAGCCCACGCGCCACATCGGACATCGTTTCGATGCCAAGCTCCTTCATCAGCGACTTGGGGTCGGGAACCCCGAACATCATCGCCAGCTCATTGAGATCGCTCGTGCCCGCAATGCGCATGGCGGTCTGGAGCTTGGCCACCCCCTCGTCGGAGATGTTCTTGGGGCTCGTGGTGATGACCCGGCACTTGGGATTGTCGAAGATCAGCGACGGGAGCACGATGGCCACGAACTGATAGGCATGGTTCTCCACGATGGGAACCGCTGGCATCCGGTCTGACCGGTAGTAGGCCCCGTGATATCGCTCCACCAGCTTGGCGGTGTTCTCCAGAAACTTGTCGCGCAGATCGGCGGCATGTTTGACCTCATCGTAGAGGTTGCCAGGGTCGGTTTTAATCATGGATCATCCTCCTCCTCTAGCTCGACATCCGTGTGTGGTGGTGATATCAGGGCCGCCTTCGCCGATTCCAATAGCCCCAGCGCCGTGTACGGCCCGCCGGAAAACGACAACTCCGGCGTCTGACCCTTCCCGATACGATCAGGCATGAGGACCACAACGAGCGCGGCGTCCGCTCGCTTGGCGATCTCCTCGATCAACTCGGGCATCGTGGCGGTAGACAGGTCCATCAGAACTCGAACCTGAACTGGGGCTCCCACGCCGGTCCCTCGAACTGCGAATCGTCGCCGACGATGATCGGAATGCTCAGATCGCCCCAGGTCTGCGCATGCTCAATGTGATTGCGCCCGGCCTTGTTGATGAGCAGGCGAACTGGCAGCTTCGTGTCGATCCGGCGGTGCGCCGCGTCGAACGGCTCGTAGGCCGCGAAGATGGCCTTCTGGTACACGCTGGTCTGGTCCACGCGGACCGGATGACCCTTGACGGTTTCCGCCGTCGGCTGCGCCTCGTAGTGGCCATCATCGAATCGGACGCGGACCCAGCCCGCCGGGATGGGGTCGGTGGGCAGCACGTGCTCACCGGGCTTATACTTGCGAACCTTCTCCACATTCTCCTTGGCTACAACACTCATCTGACTCTCTCCCAAAAATGTGCAATCCTCCAGAACGCCCGGAGGGTTATGCGGTCTTTCGTAACGAGAACACCGGTTTGGCCCGCCAACCCGCGCGCGAGCCCTTGAGAACATCTTCATGCTTGAGAATCGCGCCCATCGAGTTGGGCGGATACGACTTGACCGGTGGAGCTACCCACAGGCTGCGGTTGTTGCAGAACTGGGCCGCGTAGGCCGCACAGTCCACTTGGTCGTCATGCTTGCCGTGGGGGAACACCAGAAGCTCGCGCTCAAGGGAATCCAGATAGCTGGCGTTCGACTGGAAGTAGACCTTCCCATTCTCCATCCACACCTGCGCGATGGACGCACGGGTGATCTTGTCCTTGTCGGGTTTGAGTGACCGCAGCGGAATCCCATCCCTGCGGAACCGCTGCAATACCGCCGATCCGTAGTGCGCGTCCTCCACCCCCATCCAGACAGGCTTGAACGTGCGGTACATCGACAGAAGCTGGTCCTCGACCTCCGGGGCTTCCTTGCGATCCCGCCACTGCTCGACGAGCAGCATGTCGTTGTCTGGGGTAACGTCCCAGACCTGAATCACCGTGTAGTCGGCGCTGGTCTTGGCAGTCAGGGCAAGGTCGGCGACGATCATTCGCCAGCAGCGATCCTTGAGCACCCTCTTGCCATCGAACTCGTAGTGGGCACCGGCGTCACGGAAGTACCGGAACCACTCGCGTCGGAACATCCCACCGCCAGCCGGAGAGGGTCGCTGCTGGAACTGTGCGACGAACTCCTGCGTACCGATGGCTCGGCGGATTCGCTCCAACTCCTCGACCGGGTATCGCTCGGGCCACAGTGCTTCGCCGGGCTTGCGGCCCAGTGGGTCGTTGTCCTCGGCCAGAGCGGGCAGCGCCACGTTGGTCCACCTCTCCGATCTGTCGGCGAGAATGCGACCGATCAGATCGTCCTCATGCCAGCGAGTGTGAATCGCGATTATCGAACCACCGGGTTCAAGTCGCGTGTAGGCCGTGCCTCGGAAGAACTCCCAAGCCTTGTCCCGCATGATCTGGCTGTTGGCTTCCTCGCGGCTCTTGATGATGTCGTCGAGGATGAGCAGGTCGGCGCCCTTACCCGTAAGCGCACCTTCGATGCCGGTGGCGTACATCCCGCCGCCCTCAGTTGTGTCCCACCGGTAAGCCGCCTGAGAATCGACGGCCAGCTTGATGCCAAGCTCTTTCTCGTGCGAGATCAGGGTGTTGCGGACGCGGCGACCATACTTGGCGGCGAAGTCTGACCCGTAGGAGCAGAGCATCACGCGCTTTTCCGGGAATGCCGCCAGATACCAAACCGGGCCCCAGTGTGACAGCGACTCCGACTTACCATGCCGAGGGGGCATTGATACAACGAACCGGCTGTTGGGCGTGTTGGCGGCTCGCGTGATGATCTCGCTGAGCAGCCTCACGTGCTGCGGCGTCATGTATTTGCCATTGGACAGGTGTCGCGCCATCGTGTGAGGCGCAGCCCACCACGCGATGGGGGCAATGGCCTTGGCGTCGATCTGCTTAGGACTCTTTGGCATCGGTCTGTTCAAACTCTGCGTCGATCACCGGGGCCGGAAGCATCGGCGCCTCGTCCGCGAGTCGAAGGGCGATTCGTCTGGCCTGCTCGTCCCGCACGAGCATCCGGCCCGCGTCCGATCCGATCGTGATGCTCACGCCCGCCGACTGCGGATCGTCGCCCCATAAGGGCCGGGCCATCTTGGATGCGGCCCACTTGTACGCCTCCATTGCGGCCCGGCCGGCGTTGTGCGGGATGCTGCCGGTCTCTACTGCGGCGGCGATGTCCAGCACCCTCTGGGCATACACATCGCCACGGGTCGCACGCGCCAGCTCGTACTCCTTCCAAAGCTGCGGGTCGTCGGCCACGCCACGCATGAACTCCATCCGCGTCATGCCAGCGACCTGACAGGCGTCGTCGAGCGGAACGCCGTTGCCCACCGCGTCGATCACGCCCTGAATCATCTTGCGACGGGTCTTGTCACCAATGGGTCTAGCCATTGGCAGACTCCCGGAGCTTTGCGATCGCCGCCTTGTGAATCCGCAAAACCTTGTCGTACTTGACGGACAGCGACCGGGCGATATCCGCCAGCGTTTCACTGCGAGCCCATCGACTGACGATGGTGCGTTCGAGTCCGCTCAGGCCATCGAGCAATTCGGCAAGCTCTGGCGACACCGCCTCAGCCTCTTGCGCTACCCGAGACGCCGCGGCAATGGCCCTGCAACGCCGGTCGTCGGCGATCTCCTGCGCACGCAGTGCGGTGCGCATCGCGTTGCTGGCGTGAGTTGCCAGCTTCACTCCATCGGGCTTGTCTGCGGCGTTTAGCCGTACAATCGCCGCAAGAGCCGCTTCCTGAATCCGGTCGCTCTCGTCTACCGCCGGATCGTTGACCCCACCGCGATGCCGTGCGTAGGACCGCGCAGCAGCCAACACTTCTTTCCCTGTATCTCCCCCCTCCATGCTCCACACTCCCCACTAAGATGCCGCTGTCTTTCGCGGCTCAGCCCTGACCTGCCACGGGCACAAACCTCTTGCTCCCGTGGCCAAGGTGATGTCTGCCTCGATGCGATAACTTCTGTCGCCGACCGGGAACGCGGTGTGGGGGATGGTCGCGCGAAAGTTGTAGCCTTCGGAATCCTCTCGCCAGCGGTCGTCCGTCTGGAGGGAGTTGAAAAACACGGTCGATACCGTGGGAGTCGCGGAGTAGGTTTCCGCCAGCGTCGCCATGTCGGCGACCTTGATCGTTACAGCCTGAACACCGGCTATCGTGACCGGCAACCTGTTCTCGCCAAGCACTCGCGCCATCACCACCACGGCGCTGGACTGCATGGACTGAACCGTCTTGATAGGAAACAGCGAACCGCTCATCCCCTCTCCCCCTCTCTACGCCCCACCACATCCCACCTAGCATCCGGCCTGAACTGCGATAGCTCCGACTGCGAACCCCTCCGTCGCCTGCGGCAGCACCGGGGTTGCATCCGCCTCGATGGCTCCAACCCCGAACGCGCCCTGGATCACATGGACCGCCAGCGTCACGCCCGCCGCCTCACCGCCGATCGCGTATCCATCCGTGCGATCCACGCACTGAACGAACCGGATCGGAACGGCGATGGGCGTGTCGGTGTGCTGGCCGTCGAAGATGCCGCCAAAAAACGCGGGACGGTCCAGCCGGTCGATCTGCCCATCGACGTTGCCAAAGAGCCTCATGCCAGCCCCTTCTCCGACCTTGCCATGACGCCGATGGCCGCGTCATACCACCGCCAGTACCGCCGCTTGTGATCGAGAATGTGCGTTGCGACGAACCGCTGCATGGCGATCAGGGTCTGGTCGAGGTCGTAGTAGTGGATCTGGTAGAACCGTCGCGCGTGAGTCATCGCGTCGTCCTTGAGCCCGTCGTCCGTCTCGTCGAGGTTGAGCCCGGTAAAGACGTGCGACACTGCCCGGACGCACTCTTTCCACAGGTCATCCATCGACATCGGCTTCGGCGTGTATGCGTCGTAGCCGAAGCCCGAATAGTTCTTTTTCGCACGCATGAAGCCACCATCCCACATGGGTTAGCTCGCCAGACCCTGCACCTGAGTGACCGAATCGTCGGACACCGACTGCTGGGCAATCACGGTCGAACCGTTGGACCCGTGGGTTGTCAGCGTTTCGCTGGTCAGCGTCACATGCCCAAAGGTGCGAAGGAACAGACCCGAGAACCGCTGGGGCAGCGTCCACGCCATCGGGTCGCCCGAAGGGTCAGCCGTGGTGATGAGATTCAGACCGTCACTTGCCAGCTTGTATCCCGTCTTGTCGAGAACGGTCTGGACCGTGACCGTCTCGCCGTCGAGTGTTGCCCGAACATCGGAACCGGTGAAGGTCAGCAGGTCGGTCTTGGCCTTGATCGCGGTCACGTCCGCGTTGCTCGGGGCGGTGTAGGCCGATGCGGCAAGCCGAGTGGAGGTAGCCACGTCGATTCGTCCAGTAACCGTGGGCGTAAGCCCCACATCGGCCAGTGCCGCGTCAGCCTGAGTCTTTGCCTGTGCAGCCGTCAGCGTCGATCGGCTCGATACCGTCGCGTCGATCCGGCCCGTGATCGTGCTGGTCAGGCCCACATCGGCGATCGCCTGATCGGCCTGAGCCTTGACCTGACCGGTGGTGATCGTCGATCGGCTGCTGATCGTCGCGTCGATCCGGCCTGTCACGGTGGAGGTCAGCCCGACAGCCGAAAGAGCGTTGTCGGCCTGCGTGCGGACCTGCGTAGTCGAGACATCGTTGAACCCGGTGACGCCAGTGCCCTTGGCAAGCACGATGTTGGCCCCGCTGGTCAGCGTTCGCGTAGCGTGCGTCCAGATGGCTTCCGGGGTCAGGTCCGACCCGCCAGCCGAGGACACCAAAGCGTCGAGGAAGTAGCCAAACGTACCGGCGACACGCGATCCGCCGCGGGGCCGGTCCCATATCGCGTCAGCCCCGGATGCGGAGAGCGTGTACCCGGTCTTGTCGTTGTTGGTCCCAACCGTCACTGCGTTGGTGATCGTGGACACCGTCGGGATTACCGCGTTGGTGTGCGTCGTGGCCGCCAGGATCACGCGACCACCAGCAGCGACGATGATCGGCTCGCCCGTAGACGAGATATTCGTCGCGTCGGTCAGCCTGCGGGTTCCAACCGCCCAGACATCCGCCGCCGAATGGGTAGACCGGGACGCGACGGTGGATTGCAATGCCTCTCCGAAGGTGCCTGCATCGGCGTAGCTGGCTCGCGTAGCGCCCCAGACAGCATCCCGCACCATAGACTCACTCATCCCGCCCGAAGCAGTGATCGCCTCGGTGATCTGGGCGTCGAGGAAGTGGCCGAAGCTGCCGGTGGGCCGCGAGTCCGCCGACCGCATCCGGTTCCAGATCGCGTCGATGCCAGCGGTGGTCAGCGTGTAGCCAGTCTTGTCAGTGACGGACGACGCTTCGGCAGAGACAATGGAGGCTCGCGCGTCGTACCCGGTGGTGAAGAACAGCACCAGATTGTCGGCTGGCTCGGTGGCGTTGCGGACGCGATCAATGTCTACCCGAGGCACGCCATTGGTGTTGGGCGTAAGGACCGTCTGATTAGCCCAGTGAGTTACGTTGGCAACGACGCGACCGCTTGTAACGTCGATCTGGCCCGTGGCCGTGCCCGGCTGAACCTTGACGCGGCCCTGATCCAGATCAATCTGGCCGGTCGATGTGCCGGGCTGAACCTTGACGCGACCGCTGGTCAGGTCGAGTTGGTGGGCCCCGGTGCCCGCTGTCGGCAGGCCGCCGGAGCTGCCGGGCGCAGCGTTGGGCAGCCGCTCGAACTGGATCGTGACCGGGATGATGGATACTGAGGATGTGCTTGATTTGCCGGCCAGCGTGCCGATGTTGCAGTCGGTTTCGGTGGAAGTCAGCGTGATCTTGTAGATGCCGGGGCAGTTGGCCGAATCGACTTCGGACGGCGAATTGGTCGGCGCCGACGCCGTGCCGTCCTTGATCCATCGCAAAGTGTGATTCGCCACGTCCCCGGTCTTGCCCGCACCGGCAGATGTGTCCCATGCGACGTACTGGATCGTCATGCCGACTGCGCGAGTAGCCATTACATGCAGGCTCCGACAAGGTGTTGGATCGGCGTGTTTGCTGAGGATGGGGCAACCAGGTCGCTCATGCTCCAGTCGTCTAACTGTGCTGCGTTGCGGAGTACCAGTCCCCCGTAGACGAACCCGCTGATGTTGGTGTCCGTCACGCTCTCATGCTGCACGCCATCGACCCATATGCTGATCGTGGACCCGAGGGCTCTGCACCGGACGAACGTGCCGTCTGCCGGATCGCTGGCTCCGACCTGCGACAGAGAGGTGAATGCTCCGTTGACTACTCGCGCAAGCCCTCGCCCATCGCCGCCGCCAGTCAGGCTCGCTGCGTAGTAGGTCCGAGTCCCGGTGCCAGGAACGCGAACGAGGGCGCCGGCCTCACGGGCATTCGTGGTTATGCCGTAGACCCGGACCTGCGCTGCAAGGTCATCGACGCTCAGGCCGGTCGTCGCGTGACACTCGGTCTTGCCAAAGTCGCCGACCACGGCGCAGCGGTTGGAGCGGGTTTCCGCATCGCCGCTGAGTTCGACCCACGAAAGCTGCGGCCCGAGCGTAGTAGAGTTGGCCTGATTGAAGTCCTCGCTGAGCGTAGTGGCGGGCCGGATCGGCTTGTCACCCTTCTCCGCGATCTCCTCGAACGGCACACGCAGCTTGCGACGTACGCACTCGCCATACTTGGCGGCGAGAGCCGTGTCGCGTTGCTTGATGGCCTTGTAGCTTGCCCGAACCTGCCGCTGGATGACAGGCCATGCCGGATCGGATTGACCGGTGAACGGCTTGCTTTGGACCAGCCCCAATGTCCCGACGTACAACTCGCTGATCCCCTTGTGGGTCGGCATGATGGGCCGGGCGTGCTTCTCGCCATCGGAGTCGGCGGCGGCAGTGAGTGTTTCCCATAGGATGTCGAGCAGCCGGAAGGACGCAGGAGCCCGAGTCATCCCCACCCGGTCACGCCAGACGTTTCGCTGCCCGGCGGTCAGGTTCCCGTCGAGCGTGTCGCCGAGGTCTGTGTAGTCAGAACCGGGATGGGTCGAGCAGTGGAACAGACCAACACCACCGGCCTGCCCGCGCAGGTCCAGTGCGGACCCAGCATGGGAAGCCGGAGGGACAAAGCCCCCAGATGAATCGGTCTGCCAAGGCCCGATGTAGAACCTCACTCCCTCTCTCCCCAACAGCATCAGTGGAGGCGGGTGGAGTCGAACCACCGTCTCGCAGTCCTGTGGCCCCGCAGGGTTGTGCCGTTGTCGGGCTCCCTGCGGCAGTCTGCGGCTAACCCTTTCGCCCCCTCTACGAACCACCCCTCAATAGCGGGTCCGGGAGTTGAACCCGGCGTCGCTGGCTTATGAGGCCAACTTGGTCCCACGACCACCCGCGATGGTGCAGGGGCCTCGGGTTCAGGTGTACGGCGTCCACCCGTTCCGTAAGGCCCCCGCATGTGCCCGCCGATGCTATCTACGGGCGATTCAAGTCACTTCCGCTTCTTCTTCTTCTTGATCTTGCAGTTGTCCGCATCCGAGCACTTGGCAGCGGATGGGCAGTCGCAGGTGTTGAACGTGCAACAAGTCCAGACGAAGGGTTCTGGGTACGGGCGAGCTGGCGGCTTCGGATCAACCTTGTTCGCGGCGTACTGGAGAACTGCGAGCCGCATCAATTCCAATTCCTCGTCATTGAGTTCGATCGACGGGTTGTGAAACCTCCCGTGATAATCATGGAAACGCAGCCCAGACTTGTGGTCTACGCAGCCGTCCTTAGCCTCCCACTCCTCAGGCCGATGGATGATCGACCTAGCGATCCGCACGATCTCCGGCCGAACCTTGTCCTCGTCCCGCTCCGGCAAACACCCGTCATCACGAAATAGTCCAAACAT